ATGATAAGGAAGAAGATGAAAATCAAGTAAATAAATAAATGCGTGGAGATTTTGTTCAATATTATTCTGTAAAAGTAAACTCTTTAGATGATAAAACTTTGGAATTATTCAAAGAAATGTCATTGAAGCTTGATGCGCCCGATTATAGTGATTTATCTGATAATTTTTATAAACCTGAATATGTAGATGCACATTTACAAACTGCTAAATTGTTAAAAACTGTATCTTTATCAAGCGGTAAATTTAAAGTTTATAAGTGGTTTTCTTATCTGCTTTTTCTTTCAAAAGAAAATTATTTAGCAGCAAGAATAGAGTTTGAAACTAATGCCACTGGCATTAAAATGAATTCTATAGAAGCTGCACGTCCTTTTAAAGGATTAATGAAATCTATATTTCTGGAATATCTTTTACCAAAATATAAAAGGATAGAATCAGATAATACTCAAACAGTTAATGCATTTATGTTTTATAAAAAATTAGCTATGACATCTATAGTTGATAAAAATTTTAAAATGTTTATCAACTTTGATAATACTAGAAAAGAAGAGATAACAGATGTTTCTCAAATGGATATAACATATGGTTATGATCCTAATAATTTTTCTATAACATATATTTTAGAAGAAAAAACTTGACAACAATACAACATATAGTATCTTAAACTAATGAAAAATTATACAAACTTAAACATAATTTTAGACCGCAGTGGAAGCATGGCTTCTATTGCAAATGATATGGTAGGTGGGATTAAAACCTTCTTACAAAAAGAAAAAGAAACTAATGACGAAACAAAAGTATCGTTTTATCAATTTGACGACAAATATGATGTTGTTTTTGAAGATAAGGATATTAAAGAAACTTTAGATATTACTCTTAACCCAAGAGGTTCAACTGCATTATTAGATGCACTTGGCCGAACAATCGTAAGTGTTGGTGAAAAGCTTTCTAAAATGGACGAAAAAGATCGTCCAAATCGTGTGCTTTTTCTTGTTATCACTGATGGTTATGAGAACTCTTCCAAAGAATTTTCAAGTGAAGTTGTAAAAGAAAAGGTTAAGCATCAACGTGAAACTTATGCATGGGACTTTGTTTTCCTTGGTGCAGGTGAAGATGCGGTGCTAGCGCAACATGCAGGTCTTGGTATTGGTGCTTCTTCTTCAAAAGGTTTTGCGCGTAGTTCAGATGCTATTACATCAACATGGAATAGTGTTAGTGAAAATTATCAAACTTATAAGAAACTAAATCGAGCAGATGTACAAACTTATGGCTGCACATTTGAGATGAAAGAAGAAAAGGAGGAAGAAAAAACTGTATGAGAGTTGCTGTAGTTGGTGCCCAATGCGTTGGAAAAACTACATTAGTTAATACTTTTAAAAGTTATTGGCCAATGTATAAATCTCCAGAAAAAACTTATCGTGAATTAATTAAAGAGAAAAATCTCTCTTTGAATGAGGGAGGAAACTTACATTCTCAAACACTAATTCGTGATGCACTTGCAGACCTTGCATTGAGTAATGCAGGTAAGAGTCAAACTATTCATGATCGTTGTGTATTAGATAATTTAGCTTATACCTTTTGGTTAACTGAACATAATAAGTTTACAGAAAATGAAAAAGATATAAATGACTTTATAACACAAAGTATTCTTATCTCAAAAGAGTGTCTTAAGTTTTACGACATTATTTTCTGGCTACCGATTAATCCGAATATTCCAATTGAGGAAAGTGAGAATCGTTCAAGTGACGAAATTTTTCGTGAAGAGATTGATAACATCTTTTATGGTATTCATGATAGTTACAAAAAGAATGCTGGAGTAATTTTTGATAAAGAAGACCAACCAGCATTTATTGTTTTAGAAGGTGATTTAGACCAAAAGATTTCGCATATTAAAGAATATATTGGAAGTGATGGCAATCTTATCGAAACGTCATCTTCTGTTCTTGGCGACTTAGAAAATGTTTATGATGAACTTGCACTTCGTGGACAATTGAAAGTTTAATTTTCTTTTGTAAATAAGGTTGTATGGTTATATTAAATCAAAACTCCGTTCGTCTCTGTCGTGCTGGAAGCTGCTGTCCAATTGTTGAAAAGGTAAATGAAAATGAATTTACTATTTCTGATGATTATGATGGCAAAGTCCGATTAACAAAAGATGAGGCTCAAATGTTAAAAGAAGCATTTGAACACTTAGATAAAAAAATCTAATAATAAAAAACCCGCTCTTTTGAGCGGGTTTTCTGTTTATACTTTAATTAGTTTTTTGTAATCACTGTATCTCTTTGATACAAATTTTACAAATGCACTTCTCATAACAAGTTCAGGATCACGCATTTCAAAATTATAAATGCCATGTTCTTCTGAATCTTTATTATTAAAAAGCTCAACGGTTTTTGGAAATTCATTTTGGTAACTTTTACTCAAGTCGCATTGATCACTGTCTGCAATAATAAAAAGTTTAGAACTCTCTTCTAAACGTGTCATTATTGTAATAATTTCGTTCATAAAACAGTTTTGTGCTTCGTCTAGTATAATAATACAATTATTAAAGCTTCTGCCACGAAGATAAGATAGTGGTATAATTTCTATAGTTTTACTTTTGAAAAAACCCTCTACTTCTTCTGGTGCTAACAGCTTATTTAATGCATCATTAAGTGGTCCTCCATACACAGCTATTTTCTCTTCCCAAGAGCCAGGAAGAGCCATTAGTTTGCTATTAGCACTTTCTACAGCAGAACGAACGTAATACATTTTTTTACATTCTCCTTTTTGAAGTAGTTTAAGTGCAGCAAAGGTACTCATAATAGTTTTACCTGTTCCTGCAAGAGAATCAACAATAACACATTTTGTTTCAACATGCAGCATTTTTTCTAATATCTCAGCTTGTTTATAATTCCAAGCAAATGGTTCTGAAATTAAAAAAGAGCTTTTAAGTCTCTCCTTTACTTGTTTTATTTTTCTAGCACGGCTTTCTCCCATGTATATATTACTTATCTATATTACGATGAAAGTATATTATCAATGTTCTTTTCGTTAATGATTAAAAATTTATAATTCTTCTTTTTGCAGTAAGCTTCTGCTGCTTCCCACTTTGCTTGATTAATAGCCCATTGTAGATTCTCATATAATAGAGTAGTTCTTTTTTTATTACCATGGTTTGTAGGTTGAGAGCATTGGCGTTCTGGCTTTATTTCTACCAAATATTCTTTTACAACTTCACCAACTTTTAATTTCATATAAAAATCAACAAAGTATCTTGCATATTGTGGTGTTCCACTCTGAGCACTTTTAACAGGATGTTTATAAGGAATAATTACTTTTTCACTACTCCACTGAACCACATTAGGATTTTTATCAAGAACAAGCATAAGCTTAAGTTCAAGACCACTACGATAAACTATATTCTCTTTATTAAGACATTTTTGAGAATTCTGAGGCTTAAATATTCCTTGTTTAAATTCTCTATATGTTCTTTTTTTAGCCATTTTTCAAAGCTTGTAGTTCAACCTTTTGTGCTTCAATTTCAGTTTTTAATTCTTTGACTTTATTACCTTGATAAAAATGAGTAATAATACTACCAATAGTAGTATAAAAAACTTCAGCAGCAATTTTATCTAAGAAGAAACCAGCAATAATAGCAGATACAGCTAATATTGTTAAAATATATTTTACGTTGTCAGATGATAAGCTATTTAACATATATAGTATTTACTTATCTTAGTAATATTTGTAAATAACGACATGATAAAGCTTAAAACTGAATTTGTAGTTGATATACCAGATGATAATAGTATCCATAAATTTGATGCACTTCCTATATTTGAAGAAATATTTAACCATGATTGTTATAAAATAGATGATATTATTAATAATTTAAACAGTGATGAGAATGTAATATGGGATATTGGGTCGCATTTAGGATTTCTAATTTAAACTCCTGGTTTTTTGTAAAAGGTTGTAAATCAAAAACATCAGGTTTGCTGAATGTTTTGAAACAATCTACATATCTACGAAAAACTTCACCTAATGAAGTTTTGTTGTTGGCAAGACCTGCCATTATAATTTTTTTATTATTCATAATTTTATTAACATGGTCCACTGTTAGTTACATTTCCATCAACAACAGTTATTAAGGGTCCATACGTATATGCATTAGCTACATAAAAATTACCAGTATAACCATTTAATCCTAAATCTGAAAACCATAAATAATACCTCGGAGCCGCCTCATTCGATCCCCAATATAATTCTATTGTATCAGTAAGACTGCAATCCTTATAAAAAATATATTTTCTTAAAGCAGGCGCATAATCAGTGCCAGTTTCTATATACGCAGGTCTATAATCATAAGACGAAATGTTTGTATAATAATTATCCATATCATACGTAAACCCCGAAGAATATTCATTTGGATTTTGACAAGGATCTAAATCAAGGAAAAATGTCGAAGCAGGTTGCATTAAAGTACCAAATTTAAGATCAGTAGAAAGATACGAACAATCTGTACCATAACACGAATTTATAAAAACTCTTCCAGCAGTTTTATTTACATCATATTGTCGCCAAGCAGCACACGAAACTGAAGAAACTCCTGTGGAGTTTAATAATATTTTATTTGTTAAAATACTACAAGTAACTCTACGAAATGCAGCAGTGAGAGTGCTGTATTCGGTCTGGTATAGATCTTCATAAAAATATGTATAAAAAGTTTCAACAGGACGAATAGGATCTGATTCACTACTAGGATTATATGCCGATACTGGTTGTATTGTTAAAGAATTCCAATCTTTTGAATTATAAAATGAAGGATTAAAAAATACACATGATGTTTGGATACTAACAGTAGGTGAACTTTTTTGATCATCAAAGAAATTAGGTATTTGAACATTGTTAGAATAAAAAGGTATTAACCAAAGTCTATTAAACGCCGCAGAAAGAACTTTTGTATCTATTCTACAAACTTTGTGGTTATTTACAAATACATCGTGTGTCTCATTAATCTTATTATTTATTAAATAGTTATAGTCTGCCCAATTTCCTTTACCACGGAAATTAAGTTCTATAATCGGAACACTAAAAGCGCACGGATCTTCGCATATAAGACATTCTTGTACAGGACTTTCTCTTAATATAGAGAAAGTATTTGAAAATAAAATTCCTGCGTTTGTAGTTATACTACCAGAATCTATTTTAGAAACAGAAAATTTACGTATAGTTCCTTCAATTTCTACATCTATAAACTTGTCTATATAATTATTAAAATTGTCGTCTGTTGATATTTTTTTCATGAGAATAAGTGGTTTGTTATTTTGTATTGTTCTTCAATAAGAAGATTTAGTTTAATTATATTTTTTTTATATGGCATAATTATAAATTAAATGTAAAGCTGAAATCTTCACCAGTGCTACCACTATAATTAAAAATTTCTACAGTTTCCGAATTAGTAACAGAAGTTTGAATTGAACCACTACAAATCTCAAAAATACTTAATGCGATACTCCCTTGATTACCATTATCATGTTCAACCCTATTAATCATGGATAGTGTATTAACACCTGTTTCAAAAATAGCAGAATTGAAATAATAAGATGTCATTTTGTTTAAAGGGCATATAAAAGGAGTTTCTACAAAAGATATAGTGTTTTGAGAAGACGTTGATGCAAATAATATACTACCTATATAATCATCTTGACCTAATATAGCAGAACCTACGGAAACACCATTTAAATATATTTCAAAATCATCATCTGCGGCGGCATTGGAATTACATATAAAAAATGCATATGTTGAAAGTGTCTGGCAACAATATTGTTGTATTGATTCGTTTAAGATATTGTATGGTTTATATAAAATTCCTGCGTTTGTATTTATACTACCAGAATCTATTTTAGAAACAGAAAATTTACGTACAGTTCCTTCAATGTTTATATCTATAAACTTGTCTATATAATTATTAAAATTGTCGTCTTTTGATATTTTTTTCATGAGAATAAATGGTCTAATATGTTATAATCTTCGTTATCAGGAACGTTTAGCATTAATGGCCCAGCAGACGGAGATATTTATGGTGTTTCAAATTCACATTCTGTTAAGAGATATTTAAATCTTTGTGGGCAGTCTTTTTCACCTATATAAAGCTCATTTATAGGTAATACCTCAAAGCAATCATTGCATAAGTTTGCTGCACAAAATTCAATGTTCTTATAATCGTGATAACTCCAGCGTTTATTTCTTATTTTAAAAAAGAATCGTCCACCAGTATAGTTTGATATATTACGAGGTTCAAATTGAACAAGAACATTGTTTGGAATATTCAAAAAATTACGTTGAACAAAAAGGTTATATTTTACAATAGCTGTTTCATATTGATACACATATGAATGAAACATTTTTAAATCAGTTTGGCTTAATTTGATTAATTCAGCAGATTCAAAAGAATCTGTGTTAACATTATAATAAACATAGTTTACTATTTCTGTCATTGCATCTATACCAGAGATGTTTAAGCTTTCTTTTCCATATTTTCTAAAAAGAGAGTTGAATACAACAATAAGAGATTCTAATATATTTTTATAACTTAAGAAATCATAAATTTCGCCAACAGTTACAGAATAGTTTGCTGCAAGTAATTCTTGAACTTCTGGTTTATATTCTCTAATTCGTACTCCTTCAAGACCTTCTGCACTATAATTTTTACATAAAAAGTCGCAACGCATTATTTGTGTTGGAGAAAAATTTGAAGACGGAAAATTATCATTTAACCATGTTTCAATTTCTGTCATATTTGCTACACAGTTGAATGTATTTTTGTAAACAACCATAATAGGTTCTTCCCAATATCCACGAAGGTTATAAACTAAATCGGAACTTCTTTTCCAGTTTGAGGAATTTGATGCTACTAATGTTGAAAATGAATTAAGCGAGGACAACAATGCAGATAAAGTATCGGTCATACTATTCCATTTGTTTGAATCGGAATAAAGATGGTCTATTCGAACATTTAATTCGTTCATATTCGAATTAAATTTCTGTAAACTATTTCCTAGATATTCATATTGAGAAATTTGTTGAATCATTTTAATTATAAAGTGAAGAGGAGTAAACCCATCTTGAAACAGTGTCATCAACAATAAATTTTAAACCTACAAATTCGCTTACATATCTATCACGAATTTGAACGTCTAGTGTTTGTGCTCCGCAATCAACAGTGCCATTAGTATAGCCTACTATTGCACCCCTACCAATACACGAACACGAATATCGAACTTTAACACTTTTTTTACCTGTTATTTTAGATTGTGAAAGAACACGATTCAATTCTGAATAAAGAGGTGTGAATATATAAAGTTCTTGACCAACAATAAAGTTAAAACATGTTCCGCTAAAAACTGGTAGTGTTTCGTTTATCCAATTTGTAACATCAGAGATGAGATCATTTGTTGCGCCATCAATATTAAATTCCGAAGCATAAGGATAAATGAGAGAAATAGGCTTTAACCAAACAGAACTTAAAGTTCTAACACTGTTATAAGTATCTGTCCAACATCCTGAATTTGTTTTAACAAGATTCATGGTACTCACCCAATTTGCACTGTTTTCACTAAATTGATTATAAATTGAGTTCCATAAACTTGAGGCACTATATTCAAAATTACAAGTATAAATGTCTAATGCATTGAAATTGTAGTTTATTGATGATAATGAATCGCCTACGCTCTCATAATCCTTAATAGGGAAAACTATTTGATTGTTTGTTATTTTACAAATTTGTCTTGGGTAATCCATTTTATATTATTTAGCAAGTAGATACACAATCTGCAAAAACAAAATCAGGAAGAACACAACAATCTTTTTCAAAATCTTTCCATGTGAAAATATGTCCAGATAAGTTACCACATTCAGTGTCATGCCAAGAAAGAGGAAACAAGCTATTACATTGAAGTTGTTCATAATTCCAACAAATTTCAGAGTGATTACCGCCTCGACCTTCTCTAGTTGTCCACCATGCAGAGTATGCACTAAGATGATTACTTCCTATTATTTTAGAGCTTGTCATTTCTTTCCAAGAAACAGGATTTTTATCTAATGTTGGTAATTGAATACTATCAATATAGTGATAGCTCCATCTCCATTGAATATTATTATTGTTATTTGGAATTGAGAATGTTGCAGAAATATTATCTTTTAATTCTTCTACATTAGAGTATAAGTTTTCAATTCCACGGTTTATAGTATCATAAAGAACAGGTTCATTTGTTGCAATAAAAATATCGTGATCTGTTATTGCACTCGGAGTGTATGCTGTTGTGGTCTGATTAATTACTCTGTAATATCTATCTAAGTCTACTATTAAGCGTTCTTCGATTCTACTATTTAAAAGAGAAATGTTGTCATGTATTTTCTTAAATGAATCATTGTAAATATAATCCGTTACAAATTCATTTTCATTTATAAAAATACTATTCCAGTTAAAACCAGAAAGAGACTCGTTATTATTTATAACTTTATTAATTTCGATAAAGTCAACAAACTTAAGAATGTAATCGCTGAACACTGCATAACCATGAAACTCATCAAATACAATATCAACTACATTATCATTAAATGTATTTTCATTAATAAATGTATTATTAATAGTATATTTGGCTATGTTTTTACCATTTACTATATAAATTATACCTTCATGTAAAGTACTTAAAATTGATTTTGTGCTTCCAGAATGTGTTATATTTTCTAAAACATTACCAAATTCATCCATTAATATATTAATGCCGTTTTGTGTAGATACACAAAACAAACCATTTTTTTCAGAAATGCTTAGTGGATTGTTATTATCAAAATTTGAAATTGATATATTTCTGATCCAATTTAAGTTTTTATTATAAACTTTAATAATGGCCGAATCACTGTCAACTACATAAAGATTTTTCTTATTATCTAAGCAGAAATCTACTGGATTATTAAATTTGGTTCGGTCTTCTTTACTGCCAACTCCACCCCAATAATGAGTTAATTCAATATCAGAAGGATTGTTTATATCAAAGTTACAAACATATATTATTTTTTTAGTATTATCGAGAACATATAGTCTTTTCTCAACGCTTAGATAATTTAGTTTTACAGGGTTTAATAAAACTTCTGCATCACTTATTCTGTTTGTTGAGAATAATTTAGATGGATTTTCTGAAATATCAAAAATTTCAATATTATTTCCGTTAAGAATGATTGCCTTTTCATTTATTATCTGAGCACTACGAAGACTATAGAACAAGTCATTTTGAAGGTTTTCAGCAGCATATTGTGTGTGCCACTTAAAGTTACCAAAACGTGTTCCAAGATAACCACCATATGCTTTTGGGAAGTTAATGTTATTAATTGCACAAGATGCACTCAAGTAATATATGTTAGTCTTAAACTTATCAAAAGAACTATTAAGCGTACTTGCATATTGCCAATCATTAGGCTTTACACGAACACTATCTAAATTATAAGGTAACTCTAACTTTTCATAAAATGCTCTTGAGATATTAGAATCGTAATTTTCAAATGAATTCTTCACAGAAATAAAATCTTTCCAACTTGCTACAACAGTTTCACCAGTGTTCAATACTCCTGTAAGAGAAGGTGTTTTTGAGCCTTCTGTAGAGTAAGTTGATGTGAAGTATAAACTACCAGTAAGAGGATAGCTAATTGATCCTTCACCGTTATCAAATGTGAATGACTGAAAGTTTATAAACGGAACACTTATAAAGTTCTTATTACTACCGTTATAGAATGTTACAGTTTCACCTGCGGAAACAATGTTTTTCTCACAGTAGAGTTCTAAGTTAGGTCCATTGTAAGCTGAAAGACCTAAGATATTCGAAGACACTGGATTGCTTGTTGAACAAAAATCAAAACCGTTTATTGTTACTGATGCGTTTCCGCTAAGAAAAATTACACATTTGTTAAACGAATTTTCATTAATAATAAAATCAGAATCTTCGATTCCAATGTTAATTAATGCATTAAATACAGAACGATTATTTTGAACAAGTTTTGTTTGAACAAACTCTGCACTACTTAACACGATATTGAATGTATAATCGGTAATATCAAAATTACCAGAATTTATTGTTGCGATTAATCGAGGAAGTGACGAATAAAGATTTGTATTAACAACATTATTTGTTAGCTCTATACTTACAGAGGGGTTTGGAAAATCTAAAAATGAAATTCGTTGACGATAAACATTACTATTATTAGAAGATGCAAAATTAAAATTAGTAATAGGGTCAGTTTCTAAAAATATATCATTAAAAGCACTAACACGTATATTGTTATTTGCAGAAACATTCTGATAAGAAACTGGAATAATTATTTTATTTGAATTTGACTCTGCTACAATATTACCTACATTCCATACATATTTGGTAAAACCTGGACTTGCAGAAAAATAAAAATTTTCAGTATGACACGGTTTATAAGATGTCATACCATGTGAACTTGTATACATGCTGAAAACTGTATTTTCATAACCGCTACCACACTTTCCGTAATCTACAACAGAATTTGCTGCTTTTCTTGTCGGATTATATTGATTTTCAGGAAAACCTATATAGTTTAGATTTGTAAGAGAACTCAAATAATAGAAGCACACTTTGTCTTCAAAATTATATCTTTTAAAATCTCCTTGAAAAGGTTTTGCAGATAATGCAGAAACTTGAACACAAACACTACTCAGTGTTGATAATGAGAAATTAAAATTGTTTCCTGTTCCATATAAGAAAGGAACTAGGTTTCCGCTGACTGTTGCGCGGAATGCTTCCCAACGAATTGTACTTATGTTAAGGTTTGGATAAATTGCACTAAGAGTTAAATTTGCACTTGTTGTAAAAACAATATTTTGTCTATTTAAGTTACTAAACAAACTATTATTTCCACTTGTTGCACTAACTGATAATAAGTTTCCTGATGGATATTCACGATAAAGGAATAGTTTAGAAGAGTTTAATGCAAAATCTCCTCTTGATGCATTGCATGTAACGTTGAAAAGAATATATTTAGGATTTTGATCTACAGGAATACTGCTTATAGTTGTATTTATTAAAGAATAATCATTAGAAGATGAGTATATTGTTCCTTTATCAACATTTCGAGAACCGTTTCTTGTAGTGAAACTTATAGCTCCGCGAGAATCATCTGCAACTTCGTCCCAAATAATATTTGCATCTACTGGAACACGATAGGAGCGTCCGTTGCGATTACAGAATGCACTAATGGTTCCAGTTCCAGTTTTGTTATTGTCATCTATTTGTCCTTTTATTTCAAGATACATGTCGTTTACAACAGTGCTTGGAGGAAACCAAAATGTTGATGCAGAAGTTGCATACTCTTCTGAATAAACAACTATTTCTGTTTTATCAACACCAAGATACTGTACTTGAACATCTGTTATATTTGAATAAAATACATTTGCTGAAAGAGTTTCACCATCTAAATTTTTAAACACAACGTTTTCTGGCGGAATTGCTGCCCATTTAAAACCAAAATCATCACTTTGAGTTGGATAAATGATTGTTGTTATTGTTGCAGAATTTGATCCGCTTTCTGTGATTGATGGAGAAAAAACAATATCGTTTTTATTAATTAAAAATTCTATTTGTTTTTCTTCTTCGTAAATTGCTCCTGTATAAGAAGACAATTGAACTTTTACAAAGTGACGATTTCCTAAATTATTGTTATAAAACTTTATAGGTCCATCAGCACGAAACCATGTATTATTTTTAATTTTTTCCTCGCTATTCATATGAACAGCACTCAAAGAATCGTCATTTGTTTGTTCAACAAATCTTTTTACTAATTTAGTTTTTGTAGTGTCGGTTAGTTGGAAACTTGTTTGATAATAGTTATCAACCATAACTGTATCAACAGTTATTGCACTATAAGCAATATTTGTTACAAAAGAAGATGGTAGGAAAGAAATGGTAAATGCGTCTTCTGCATTATTATCATAATATGTTCCTCTTGCAAATTTATAGTTGTAATAGAAAACACCAGATCTAACAGGATTTACATCGTTAGCAGAAATTTCCCAGTAATTAGCATTGCTTCCTATAGTATTATTAGTTATAGAAATATCTGGTTGAAAAGAACTTGTTTGATATGTTACTGTAATTGGAGCATTTGGTTCAATCCAAAGTGGTTCTTTGAAATATAACAATAATTGACCTGTGCTAGGATTTAAACGACTATATGTTGGAGTATAAGGATAAGCTATATTTAATTCTGATAAATTTTCACTTGTAAGACATGAAAGATTTATTAATGATGATGATATATTTTTAGGTTGCCCCGTAACACTTCCAGTGGTAAATGTTAAATTATATCCATTTTCTCCACTAATTTCGGGATCAACTCTTGATGTTAAAACAGGAACTTCAATTTTAAAGCTATTTGCTATAATATTTTTTCCAACAGATGCTAAAGAATAATCTCTGATAAAATTTCTGTTTGTTCCTAAAAGACTGTTGATTCTTGTTTTGCTAACATATGGAGTATGTGCTTTTGTTCCAACATTTGTGGCACTTAATAAGTTTGGTAAACCAATTAGAACAGAAGGGTTTGCTGCAACTTTTTGTTTAAAATCCGTGTATGTAACAAGACCGTCAAATCCTGTAGCAGGCATCATACAAGCAGAAACTCTTAAAGTATTATTATCTATCTTCTCTATTTTTGGATAAACATGGCTTGGATAAATACTAGCTGCACCAGTTCCACCAATATAATTGAAATATAAAAATTCGCGATTTCCATTTACTCTCCATAATAATTTTTGAAAATCATCTGGATTTCCGAAAACTGTTGGCGATATTGCATAAGAAACATTTTCCGCTAAAATTTCATCATCTACTTCAAAACCAGATAATACGTAATCTTTTGCGTATGCATTTGTGATTGTTCTGTTCCAGTCATTATTACCAGTTAATGTATTTACAGTGATATTACTGAAATTAATTTTTTCATTCCAAGTATCATAGTAAAAATGATAAAAACGAGTTCCTATACGTGCATTTTGGAATGGAGGATTTACCTCATTGAAATTTATTTGTATGAGTTCGTTTTCGTAACCAGATGAGCTTAAAGAATTAAAATACATTGAAAATATTTATTGACACAAACGTATATTTGTAGTATAATATTAAATATGCTAGAAAATATATTTACAAGAGATTTTATTTGGTATGGTATTATTTATTACACTATTTATTCATTAGGAGGTTTATACTTTATGCAAAATTATATTCGTTCTTGTAAAGATTGTAATGTGGTTCCATTTAACAGTTCAGTTTTACAAGCGTTTTTTACGTTAGTAGTTTGCGGAGTGTTTACACAAATTATTATACTCTGTGGAGTAGTTGCCATAATTTTTGATTTTTTTCGTAAAAAAGATTGATTTCCTGATTAAATACTACAAATTAACAAGTTTACTATGAAAGAAGATAACGAGAGTTGGACTATACGAAATCAGCGTTTACAAAACGCACACGAATCAAAAAATAACGAGAATTACGGCTACAAAAAAGGATTTATTCCAATTATTTCATGGAGTATAATTAAAAAGATCATTTCTTGTTTTAAGAAAAACAAATAATTAATCAATATGATTTATGAACCAAGAGATCCAATTCCCGTGGTAACACCTATAGGCGACGGATTTTCATTGTAACAATACATACAGTATAGAAAAAGTTCAAGAAAATTATTGACATAGTTACATTGTTATAGTATCATAACAATCTTATGATTACCTTAGCAAAAGCACTAAAAGTAAAAAACCGTCTTGTTGGAGAATTATCAAGCTTACAAGCTGTTGCTCGTCAACACAACTCTCTTCCAAATGAAAGTCGTGAACAAAAAAGTGTTCAACTTCCTAAAGTTTGGGAAGATATTCAAAACACTTCTAATCGTATTGTTGAGTTAAAGAGTAAAATTGCTATAGCAACATCACCGATTACTCCATATCTAGTTGATCTTGCAGAAACTAAAGGCACAATTTCTTTTCTTGAAAGCCTACCAATTAAAGAAGGTAAAGAAGATACACAAATTGGTTATGGTGTAAACTCTTCTCTTAAAACAGTTGTTTGGAACTCTTTTATTGATGAATCGTCTAAGAACAATCTCGTTAAAGAAAACAAGAAGCGTCTTGATTTTCTTCAAGATAAAATTGACGAGTTTAATGCAATTACAAAAATAGATTTTGTATAATTTTTCTCTCTTCCCTGAAACGGAAAAGCCATTATCAATACTTCAATGTATTGACCTAAATTCTCGATTCTGATTTTGAATTTTAAAGTTTAAATTTTTGACTTTTTAAATCTCAAAACGTAATCAGTAAAAATTAAAACGTGGTTGGCAGAATTACATAGTAAGGGAATTGAGAAAACCAGGTTGAAAAACGTATTAGTGCCTTATTAAATACTTTTATGAAAACAGAAATTATTGAAGTTAAAGGTACTATTACAAAAGTATTACCTAATGCTATGTATAGAGTAAAGTTATCAAACTTTGAAAAAGAAATACTTTGTTATCTTTGTGGTAAAATGAGTAAAAAATTTATTAAACCAGATTTAGGTGATAACGTTCTTATTGAAATGAGTGTAACAGACACAGAAAAAGGAAGAATTTCTCGAAAATTTTAGTTGCAAAAGCAAATAAAAAGTGTTATACTAAGTTCTATGGTTAACGAAACATCAAACGAAAAAGTAAAACTATCCGAAGGCTTCAAACGTAAATGGACTGAGGCACTTCGTAGTGGAAAATATAAAGAAGGTGCTGGTTTAATGTATAATCCAGAAGACAAGTCTTATGATGCTGTAGGTGTAGCTTACAGAGTAGCTGGTATTGATGATAGAGACATTGCAAAGCGTGTTTTTCCAAGCGGAAAACACTATCGTTTTCTTCCTCTTCCACTATATCAGAATTATGACTTTATTGAAAAGATTTCAGATTTCTCTGATAAAGGTCTTTCCTTTAAATGGATTGCATCTTATATTGATCGAAACCTGTAAAATATAAAAACATTGTTAAAAAAAAACGCACTGAGAAATCAGTGCGTTTTTTTCTTTATATTATATAAGAAGTTCTTATACTGTTGGGCATTCACCCTTCGCCGCAGCTATCTTATTAGAGTATGTGTCGAATACGTTGTCTAAGTTTGCTGGAGTAGGTGCATCTGCACCAAGGCCATCTGTGCTTGGACGCCAGTATTGATAGTGGAAAGCCGCATTAAAAGTTGTTCCTTCTGTATTTTCTTGATTGTAACCAATTTCAGAAATATTCTGAATATATACGCCGTGAAGAACATATGCACGCATTATCGCACATTTTGAATCTAAAACACCAATTTTTATCAAAATGTCTTTACAAGGAAGGTTAGAAACACCACATCCAGTTTCATCATTTGCAGTTTGAAAAGAGAGTTGTTCGAGAGCATTTCTTACAATATAGTCTCCTGGTGTTCGAATAGCTATTTGCCATGGGTTCGGAGTATCATAAGAAACTTGACCAGGAAGTTTAAATTGAAATCCTTGATAAGGAACATCAATATTCTGAACTGTTCTACCTGGAACAACCATAGTAGTAATGTAATAACGACCATTGTTGTCTACAAGTTCCTCTTTTAATTTTTGTCCTGCTTTGCCAGGAGCATTAATATCTAAAAATCTCAACTGAAATGAGCGTGAGAAATCATGTTTCTGAAAAATATCATAAGCGTCTTTAATAGTACCGAGTGCCATATATAGTATTACTTATAGAGAAAATCAAATTTTTATTTTATATAAATGTAATTATGAATATATAAAATAAAAACTGAGATTTCTCTCAGTTTTTATTTTCAGTTTAAGAATTCGTAAGTTAAATCTTCTATTTCTAAACTTTCTTTTAAAGTTGCATCTAAATTATATTTAAAAGGAACACCTCGCTTTTCTCGTAAGCATGTAGCAATATCTCCGCTAACAGCACTAATATAATTAATCATTTCTCTATAATTAATATCTTTTTCATCAACATGTTTTCCAGTTAATTCTGATGTATTGTTAATAAATTTAAGAGCATTACAAAGAGCGAGCCAATTACAAAATTCTTGTTCACTCATATCATACTCAGACATTAATTCATAATTAACCGATGATAGTGATTCTTTGTTTTTTGTTTTCATAAACATTTAAAATAACAGTTCCTACAAAAGGAAAATTCTTTATTTTCATTCCTACTGGAAGATAATCTATAATTATAAACTCGAAATTTGGCTCAAGTATTTTAGCTTCTTTTAAGAAGGCAATGCTCATATTCTGTAATGCAACTGCATCAGCAGGACTCTTGGAAGAAGACTTATATAAGTCAAATGCAGTTCTAAGATTCTTACTTAACACTTGTAAATGATCACCGTATATTGCCCAAAAAGAAAAAGGATTATTCTTCATGTTCATTTCACAGGGTTTACAGCAGAATTCTTGTGAAATTTTCTCTTCACTGCCATGTAGGTCAAATAAACTCTGATATTGATCAGGATTTAAGATTCTATCTGATTCACAGAATTTACAAACCACTGTACGGTTTGTTCGTGGTAGAGTTTCTTTCTCTACCAAAACTTTTTTAGGTTCTTTTTTAGAACGTGTTTTTTTCGCCTTAAAATCAGGCAATATAATGTTATCTATGTTTTCCATAATTAATAATTTTCAAACGCTAACATACCTTCTGTTAAGCCTAAAGCTAAGAATAAGAGGTATTTGTTCTCTACATTACTACTTTTTAAAGATTCTGCAAGTAAACTTTGCGTTTGATTTAAAGATTCTTCTATTTCTTCTATTTTTTCAGGTGGTAATTCTTTAAAAGTTGTTTTTAATGAATGTAAAAATCCGTCAGAGAACTTTTTATAAAAAGCCACACCATCAAAAACATTTGTGCTTGTTTTCATTGATAATGCAACATTGCCAAAAAAACGATGTAAAGATACTTCTGGAACATCTTTACAAAAATCTCTTATATTTTTAGAGAGTTCTGTTTTTGATACGAATATTTTAGACGGTGCATAGTCTTCTCCTTCTGGAGGACTGTACATTTCTTGTAATGGATCGTAATCGTAATCAGGTGTTAAAAAGCTCATGATTCTACTTGAGAAACAGGTTCAGTAATTGCAGCAGTCATGAAATTTGTATGAATACCATTATATTTTAAACAATTAGTGCAACGAAACTCAGTATCAGTTAAATCTAATTCGATTTCGTTTTTGTGACCGCAATGAGCGCAGTTTAAAGGAATAAGATATTTTCTATAAGGTTTTCTATTATATTCTTTAACTTCTTCTAATATTCTATTTGTTTCGCCAAATCTGTCCCATGCTAATGAACCAAAAATTTGTGCGCAAAAGAAAAACCAGAAACTTGCCCAATAATAAATTGAGAAAAAAGCACTAAGACCTAGTGCAAGACCACCACTTATTAATGATGTTAACCCTAAAGAAACTGCTAATATTAATATTTTTTTACTGGTTTTCATTTTTTGCTGGTTCAATGATTCGTGTAATGCCTTGCTTTAAAAAGCAACCACATCTTCCACATCTCCACTGACACTCCATAACTAGAGAACCGT